GATTTCCGACGCTCTGGTTAAGGGAATGGTCGAACCGATCCAGACGTGGCCGGAAAGCACGGAACTGGACGAAGTGGTTGCGCAACTGAACGGCATGTCGAACGCCGTGAGTGGCGTGTCCGGTGTGTTGGCGACCTTCTCCGAGAAGTTGGGGCCGCTGGTGAACGGGTACTGGTGGTACTCGCCGGAACTGTCCGACCTGAGCCGCAAGACCAACAGGTTCGCCGGATACTTCAACGGCATTGCGTCGGCCATGAGGACGGGCATCATCGACCCGATCAAGAACAACTTCCCAGGGTCGAACGAGTTGAACGAGGTCGTGGCCCAGGTCAAGGCGATTGATGAAGTCATCAGCAGCCTGAGCAGCGCAATGACGAACTTGGCGAAGACGATTGCCGAGTTGAACACGCTGGAAATGCCGGACCTGAACCCGGAGGTTCTGGGCAAGATGGCCGGAATCCTGCAAGAGTTGTCGGTCCCACGGGGATTGGCCCCGCCAGAGATGGTGTCGTTCAACGAGGCTGATCTGGCCCCGCCGAGCAACAAGGAGATGGGAATCGAAGCTGCGGCGACGGCCAGCGGTGCAGCCGCATCGTCGAGCGAACTCGACCCGTCGAAGGCCAACATCGAGCAGAAATTGCAGAAGAAGGCGTCGGACGCCCAGAAGGGTTCGGCGAAGTCGCTGGACATGATTACGACCGAGGCGAGCAAGCCGTCCGGCCTCACGGTCGGCGACACCACGATGCACGGCCTGATGGGACAACTCATCAGTTACTTCAACGGCGGGTCGGACATGACGACGCCGACGAAGACGAGCAACATCAACGGCAACCTGGAGCCGGTGACGAGCGGCGAAGACTTGTTGAACAACGACAGTTCGTTCAGCCAGTTCCTTGCGAAATCCTTCGGTTTGTCGATGCCGACGCCGCCGACAATGAGAAATGTTGGTGGCATTCAGACCAGCAACAACTCTAATGATGAACAGGTTCAGCGTCCACGGGCGATCCCGCCAGCGTCGGCCAACATGGACATGCAGCGGCGTGTCCAGCAGGAACGTGTCACCAGCCAGCCAGCGGCGACGAACGTGTCTTCGCCGGAACTGGCCCAGATTGCGGCAAGCTCCCAGGAAACCAAACAGGCGACCACCCAGATGGTTGCGTTGCTGCAAGCCCTGGTGAACTACATGAAGCCGCAGGCCAGCCAAGTCGGTGGCGGCGAAGGCGGCGGTGCGGGGTCCGGCGGAACAAACGTACAAGTAAGTTCGCCACCCAAGTATTACAAGTGGAACACTGGCAAGCACAACCAAACCGCAGCTAAGGGTGTGACCAACATCGGTTCCACCAGCTACTAAGGGGGAACATGGGTAAAGCCACAAAGCCGGGCGGCGATCTGATCGAGATCGAAGACTGCTACATTCACATTCCGGGCGGCGGAATCCTCTACCAGAAGATTCTGCCCGACATCAGCGACAGTAAAGGGGCCAGCTTCCCGGAAGAACCCCTCATGGGCCGGGCGACCCCGCTGAAGACTTACTCCCACTCGGAAACCAGAAGCATCTCCTGGACGATGCACTTCATGACGTGCAAGGCGGGCGACGGTCAAGACAACCTCGCCACCCTGCGGGCCATCGAAAGTTGCGTCTACCCTAAAGACCAAAGCGGCTCGTCCCCCTACGAACCACCCAACTTGTGTCGCATCAAGTGCGGCATGTTGCTCGGCGACGACGAACTGTGTGTCGCCATGAAGAGTTATTCGGTGAAATTCCCACCGGACGTGGCTTGGGACGAGGACTTGATTCCCTTCAAATTCGACGTTGATATGTCTTTTGATGTGGTTTACGACAGCAACGATTTGCCGGGTGCGGACAGAATTCTATCATCGGGTATGTAACATGGCGAACTATTACGAAGAAACATCAATCAACCCACGGCGGTTCGTCCCGGTGACGAGTCGTTACTCTGACGCAACGGTGGTGTACTACACCGACCGGAAGCTGCTGACGTACAAAACGTACAAGCGGGGCGAGTACACTCCGAGCAACAAAGACAAGTTTCTTGTTGTTACGAAGCGGTACGAGTTCCGTCCCGACCTGACATCGTTCGACGCCTACGGCACGCCGGACTTCTGGTGGAAGATACTTGAGGCCAACGGCCTGAAAGATGTCTACCAGTTCAAAGCGGGTCTGAACATCAGGCTGCCTAATTCCGTCTTCCTGTAAGGAGAAGAATGTCTTCTTGTGAATTCGAGTGTATTTCAACTTATGCCTGCGGACAACCTAAGCAACTTCCACCTGGGGCCGTTTTCGGCCCCTTTGTCGAAGTTGGACTTGCGGGAGACGGCACGCAGATCACGGTCGGCAACCAGTCGTCGCCGCCGGACAACCACGCCTGCATCAAATCGTTCGAGTACGGCTTCTCCGAGGGGGCCGGTGTCAAAGTTGAAATCTACGACGAAGAAGGCAGCAAGCTGTCCAAGTTCGTGAACCGCCTGAGCAAAACGGTGTGCAACGCCGGTAGCGACTACAAGATGACGGTGGATTTCGGCTGGGTCATCACCGACTGTACGGGCAACGTCACGGTGGACCGGGCATCCGACCACGGCAACAAACTGTACTTCCTGCCCCTGAAGATCGAAGTCGCCTTTGAGAGCGGCAAGATCAAATACACCATTGAAGGAACCGACCTTCAGGACCGCATCTCGGAAACTCGTATCGACAACGCCCGTGGTACGGAAGACAACCGGATCGACTTGAAGGGTGCGATCCGGGATATGTTCCAGGAGAGTTGTCCCCGCATCAACGACGTGCGGTTCGAGGACGATGAAGGCAACGAATGGAATTTCAAGAACAGTGACGGCGGGCCGGACGGTCCACGGGCCGTGTGGACTTCCGACCAGCAGAACGGACTGGCTACGACCAGAAAGTGGATTTCGTCTTTGATGACGGAGAACGACAAGGGCATTTTGTTTCAGTGGAAGCCGGACGAGTCGGAGCCGTGCATCGTTCTGTTGGAAGACCCCAACGCCGCCCCGGACGAAAACGACCCGTGTTGTGCGAACAACAAAGGAACCTACATCGTCAACGGCGGAAACTGCACCCCCGTCATCAGCTTCACCCCGCAAATCAACTGGACCTTGAGCAGCAACGCCGGTTCCGGTGCTATTTCCGGCGGCGGTGCGTCCGGCAACAGTCAACAGGCCGAGGGGCGGGACGGATCGCAGATCGAACGGGTCGGTACGCAGTGGATCGGGGCCGTCAACCAGAACGAGAATATGTGGCGTCCCCAGGAAGAAATTGCCGGGCGGTCCCAAGACGCCAACGCCGCACACGAAGCCGCCACCCGGTTCCGTGAAGTGCCGCAGGCCATCAACGCCGAACTGAAGATCATGGGCGATCCTTCATTGGCCTTTCCGCTGGGCGGGGCCGGACTTGTCGGAAAGTCGGTTTCCATTATCGTCATTAACCCTTTCTACATCAGGGATTGCGAGTGGCTGGCCGAGCCAGCGTGCAATGACATTCTCAGCAACAAAAACTGGATGATTATGGGCGTGAATCACCAGATTAAAGAAGGTTCGTACACAACCACACTCAAGTTATTCTTGGCAGTGCCGAACCGAGACAGCGAGCCGGGAACGTCGCTTGGCGGAAATTGCGGATCGCTCAGATTCGACAACGACCGAAGCCCCGGAAACGACAGCGACCAATAAGGAATAAAATGGGCGTAGTATCACAGAAAGAGTTCAACCAACTCGAACAACGACTGAAAGAAATCGAAGTACGTTTCGGCAACATGCTGTACGACACTCGTGGAGTTGTACAGTCCGAACTGAAGGACCGCATGGTGGTTCACCAGCAGTCGGAAGCGCAGTTCGGACTGCTGACTGCGTTGTGTATTGACACGGTTGACATTTGGAAGCAGAACCGCATCCGGTTCTTCTGTCCGGCGTTCCACAACCCGAAGCGTCCCATCAAAGAGATGCCGTGGGCCTACCCCGTATCGAGCATGGGCGGGTTCGACGATTGCGGGTTGAATTGGGTTCCACCGGCTGGCTCGACCGTGTGTATCCTGTTCGAGAACGGCCAGCGGTCCTCGCCTTTCTACATCGGTACGACGTGGCACAGGAACCGTGGCCCCCAGGGTGCGCACAATTGGGGCTTCAACATTGAGGAATACTACAAGATTTGGGAAGGCCACCGCAAGGGTTACTTGGTAGGGCCGGACAACGAATCCCAAGTATTCCCTCCGTGGAATACCGAAAACTACAACGGCTTCGATCTGAACTCGATTGTTGACTTCTCTTCCAGCCCGGAAGCCCAGAAGTTGATGACGTACCCGCACATCTACGGGTTCAAAACGCCAGAAAAACACATGATAAAGATGGTCGATGGCGACCCGAAGTGTAACCGGCGGTGGAAGCGGTTCGAGATCATGTCGGGCGGCGGCAACTGGATCATGCTGAAGGACGACCACCTTCACTATGCCGGGCAGTGGGCGCACCCGGAGTGCGGCGTGAAAGACGGTGAAACGTCATGCGTCAAGGGTGCTTCCAACAGTTCGCTGACGGACACGACCAAGGCGAAGGGTCTGGTTGAGGCCGGGGTAACTGACCAAACAGGTGGCGACCGGGACGCCCAGGCGAGAAATACTTCGCCGAACTTGGACGCCGAGAAGAAGGAAGAGAACTCGTGTACCGGCAAGCAGAGTAACAGCAAGATCATCGGTGGACACCCTTCGACGGGTGCGCCGGGGACGTTGTACAAGGATTCCCAGGTCGGGGCCAACCCGTTCTTCAAGAACAAGAATGAGTGCCGCCCGTACATGGGCGCTGGCACTCCCCAAAACAACGTCTGCGATTTGCCTCAGTCCGGCATTCAGATCATGTCCATTTCCGGGCACACGTTCGTGATGGACGACTCGGTGGAGGAACCATCTGGAGAGGCCGGGTGGGAGCGGAGCATCAAGCCATTCGACTTCGGGTGTAACAACCACTACGTCGGAAGAACGTACTGGAAGTCGGCGACCGGGCACACGATTGAGATGAGTGACGTTGAAGCCCCCAACGGGCAAGAGAACGCTCAGTTGCGTGGCGAAGACAACTTCATTCGGTTGCTGTCGGCTGGCGGTAACAAACTGGAACTGAACGACCACACGGTAGGCGAGCCGGGGTGTAAGGGCTGCCCGCCGAACGTGGCTGGCGAGAAGCGTGGTATTTTCCTGGGCAGTACGTCGGGCCACACATTCGAGATGCACGACGAGACGAACGAACAATGCGGGCCGTGTCGGATGGAAAGTGGGTATTCGCCGATCCCGAAGGCAAAGAAGGCGTTCATGAAGATGAGGACCGGCTACGGTCTGGAATTCAACATGGCCGATGACAACGACCAGGAAAAAACTAAACAGCAGTATATACAAATCTTCTGTCCGCAGAAGGACAACAAGCAGCGTGGACCGCACATCAACCGCTTCCAGGAAGCCCCGTCTGGGCCGGGGTTGATCTTCTTGCGGGCGGGCGGCAACTACATTGTGATGACTTACGACGGGATGATCGAAATCGTCGGTGACGAAAAAGACAATCCTTCCGACAAGATTGAAATCATCACCAAACTGAAGTTGGTTTACACCAAGGACTTCTACGTCAACGTCACCGAGAAGAGTCACGTCTTCTTGGCGAAGGAAAGAATCCTCCTGTTGGCCGGGCGAGACTGCCCGCCGCCCGCTGGTAGTAGCGACCCATGCGGCCCATGTGTTGGCCCGGTATTGGTTTACGTCGGCGGCTGCGTCCGGCTGAGTGACCGGGTTTATGCTTCGTCGTCGATGGACGCTCCGGGTGCGTCGATCTTCATGTTGGAACCGCTGATTAAGTGCCCGCCAGCACCACCGGGATGCAGCGGCGGCGGTGGTGGAGGTAACTAATGGCAAGAACAGAAAAACAAAAAGCAAATAAAGTTAGGGCGGTCCTTCACAACAAATGCAACAGATTGCTGGCTTGTTGTGAAGACTCTATCGAGACTCTTCAGAGAGCAATTGATTACTTAAAGGAGCATCAATGCCATCAGTGAAATTCCGAGGAGTGCCTTATCCGATAACGAAGAACGCACAGGGATTCCTTCACGTTCAAAGTGGTACGAACCAGATCAAGTCGGACCTTTTGATATTGTTGTTGACAAACCCCGGAGAGCGGGTGTTTTTGCCGACCTTCGGCACTCCTTTAAGGAAGTTGATCTTCGAGCCGAACGATCCGGCCCTTGCCAACAAAGCGAGGCAGATGATTATCAACTCCATCAAGGCGTGGGAGCCGAGGGTGGCGGTTCAGAACATCACCGTGACCAACACGGCTGTTGCGGGCTGGATCAATCCGAACGACGACCAATCGGAGAACGATGCGGTGTTGAGCATCAGCATCATCTTCGTTGACCCGGATCAGATTTCTGATGTGCAGTCGTTGAGTTTAGAAATACCCCTTGCGGGAGGATAAATGCCAACTGGATGCCCTTTTGATATTGAGCCACTGGCACAATCTCAAGTTGTTTCGACGCCGAACATTTTCAACCTGAACTACACGAACCAAGATTTTTGGTCGATGAAGACTCGTCTCGTCGAGTTCATCAGACAGAAATTCGATAAGGAGTTCTCGGACTTTGTTGAAGGTTCTCTGGCCGTCATGTTGATCGAGAACTGGTCGTTCTTGGCGGATACCCTGTCGTTCAAAATCGACCAGATCGCCAACGAAATTTTCATCGACACCGTGACCGAGATCGAGAACGGCTTCAGGCTTTCCAAGTTGGTCGGCTTCCAGCCCCAGCCCCCGATTGCCGCCGCCTCCATGTGGACGGCCACAATCAACAACCCGATCCTGACGGACATCAGCGTTCCCGCCCCGTTGGACATAAAGGTCCAGTCGGGCGGCAAGAGCATTACGATTGAACTGTACCCGGCAGACCAGGACAACAACCCGATCTTCGACCAGGACATTATCATCCCGGCGGGCACGATTGTGAACGCCAGCGTCGTCGGTCTTGAAGGCCGAACCAGGACGCAGAAAGTTACAAGCACAGGCGTCGTCGGCCAGACGATTCAACTTTCCTACTTCCCGGTCATTTACGACTCGGTGCTGGTGGATGTTGACGGGGTGCGGTGGACGAAGGTGGACTTCTTTACGGATTCCCAGCCCCGCCGTGAGTACAGGGTCGAGTACGATTCAACGTACACGGCCTATGTCATTTTCGGCAACAACCGGGCCGGACTACTGCCGTCCCAGGGATCGGACATCGTAATCACGTTCCGTCAGGGTGGCGGCGTGGCGGGTAACATCGTTACCGGGTTCGTACAAACCCAAACGATTGTGGACGTGCCGGGCCTTGGGTACAGCGTGCCGGTCAACTTCAGGAACTACACCGCCGGGGCCAACGGGTACGAGGGCGACACCCTGGAAGACATCCGGGAGAAGCTACCGGCCTGGGTTACGACGCAGATGCGGTGCGTGACGGGATTGGACTACAAGAACACCGCCGACCAGTTCGCCAGCCCGTACAACGGGTCCATCGGCAAATCTACGGCGGTTCTAAGGAACTACGGGTGTGCCGGGAACATCATCGACTTGTACGTTCTGGCCCGTAGCGGCCCGAACAGCTTGGAGCAGGCGTCCAACGAGTTGAAGGTGGCCCTCCAGGAACACATCGACGACGTTCAAATGTTCACGGACTTTGTGTGCATCAGGGACGGGTTCGTGTTGAGCGTGGACGTGACGGTGGATGTCGTCCTGGGCAAATTCTACAGGAAGTTCGAGGACGAGTTCCGGGTCAGGATTCAGCGGCGACTGGATCAGTTCTTCGCCCTGAACAATTGGGACTACGGCAAGATGTTGCGTGACACGGACATCATTAAGATAATGTCCGACATCAACGAAGTGACTCGTTACGAAATGTCGTTCGTAACGAACGATCCAAACAACGGCGGTCAGACGGTTACTGCGAGGTTCAATGAAATCATTCGACCGGACGTTGTAACCATCGCATTCATTTACGAGTAAACATGGCAACAGTAGCACCCACAGACAATCCTGCCGTACTGGACACGATCCTGTTCGATCTACCGACACCGGGCACGGACGGCTGTTTCTCAGCCGACCCGTACAAGGTCGATAGCGTCGTGATCTATTACGTCGAAAGAGACTTCGCCAGCCCGAACGAGAGGACGTATCAGAACTCGATCTCCGATGGAGTGTCGGACGCTGCTGCCGCTGCTGCGGAATTGATTGCCTGCACGACGCCGACGGACGCCAACATTGCCGAGGCCAAAAGGTTGCGGGCCGAAGCCAACAGTCTCAGCACCAACATCCCGTTCTACTACAATGAGGCCCGGCCCATCAAAGTCGTCGGCAGTTCCGAGACGTACCCGGCTTGGCTTTCAACCGACACCGACAACGCTTTCATCGCCCACGTCGATACCGGAAAGTTTCAATATGCCTGGGACACCTACGGGATGCGTGAGGGCGACTACTTCATTTGTTGGACCTGGACGCCGAACCCGGCTGGCGACTCGCTATCTCAAAACTTCAAGTTTTCCCTTGCGGGAAACACGGTCGTAACGACCAGCATCCCGACGCACTACACCGTGCCCGATAAGTATTCCACGTTGCTGGAAAGGTACTTGCCGGAAATGTTCAAGATGCAGATGACGAACACCGACAGGTCGCCCGACGTTCTCGAAAAGTTCAACGAGGCGGTGGCGGCGGGGTTCACGACTCTGGAAGACCTTGCCAACCAAGTGGTTGACCTGCAAGACGCCAACAGCACCCACGAACTGTTCCTCCCGCTGCTCGCCAAATACTTCGGGTTGCGGCTCAAGACTAACGACCCGACTCTGTGGCGGCGGCAAATCAAACAGGCCATTCCTTTGTTCAAAAAGAAGGGAACGAAGAAAGGACTGGAGGAGGCGCTGGCCCAGGCCGGAATCACCATGTCTAAATTGACACGGCTCTGGCAAGTGGTTTCCAAATACACATGGCAGGAATCCTTCGTGTTCGACGGAGAAGTAGACTCCTGGGAACTTTCCAAGGTAGTCCTGAACGTCAGTGCCCCGAACTTCTCCCTGTGGCTGAGGCAGGCTGGGGAGGACGAATACACCCTGTTGACTTCTGACTACGCTTCTTTCGTCACGGAAGAAGGTGTGACTACGATGACATGGGCGGGCAGCGGCCTGATGAGTAACCCGATTGACCTCATCGAAGGCGACATCATCCGGGTTCTGTATCTGTACAACTCGGTCCCCAACAGCCCGGCCCAGACGATTGAAAACTACGTCCGCAGCCTCCCCCTGGCCGATCAGCGGGACGAACGAAATCAAAATTACCCGCTCAAGAACTGGAACGTCCGGCTGATCGAGGAAGACGACCCGTTGTTCAGTGCGGTCATCCCGGAGCGACACCCGTACCACGAGCAGTTGGTGTACGGAAAGGTGCGCACGGAATTCGCCTACTCCGAAAACGCTTACAACAAAGACGAGTACAACGGTAGCATCCGCAACTCGAAGTCGCCCTGCGACATCGACAAAGACTTCGTTGACCCCTGTGGGTCGTGTCTGAGCAGCAAATTCAATATCGACTTGGAGATCGAGAACCTGTCGAACGACCGTATTCTGGAGGCGCAAGACGTTATCCGGGAATTCGTTCCGTTCCACGCCGTACTCCAGACCATGAACTTCACCGGCGGGATAACCGAGTTTGTGATGCCCCCTGTGGAAGAAATTGAGTGTCTGGTCAATGTCTCTGGCGGTGAGTTCGTGATATGCGGCGAGGGCCAGATGTGGTTCAACCGGGCAATGAAGAGCGGCCTGACCACCCACATCGTTGACCGCTCCCAGCTTGCCATTTCGGACGTGCCGGTTGCGAGCCAGTCCGGTACGGCCTACAACGACAACATTACCATCTTCTGCCCGGACGTGTTGTTCGACAACATCGGCATGAACGACGGGACGGCCTTGCTTGAGATTTTGTCCCCGTCGGCGAACGCCGGATCGTACACCCTCAGCGTCCCGAAGAAAAATTCGGCTGTAGTTACCGGGGCCACCGAGCCGCTGAACACGTCGGCGTTCACTTTCAACCTGTCGAACGTGCTGACCACCGGGACGCTCTGTAACATCTACCAAGACAATGTGGTCAAATTGTCGGACACCGACCATGTGTTCTTGAGTGTCCTGTCCACCTTTGACGTAAACTACAACGGGGCGTCGTCGCCATACACCGTGTCGATTCCGGCCTATTCTGGGACCGCCTACACCGTAGCCAACGTGTACCCGGACGGCACTTTGGGTTTGTTGGATCACGGCAACACTTTGCCTACAAGTGCGGCATCAAACGTAACATATGTGCTAAAAGATGGCACTGGTGCTACCGTTGTGAGCAGCAGTACGGGTGAAATGAGTGTGTCGCATCGTGGCCGGGTGCGGTCTTTGGACACGAGCGTCCAGGACGTACACAATTTGATTCGTGGCATTTGCTATGTAGTTCGGAGTGGGACGCAGTACCGGGTGGACGGGTTCGTGGCGGCGACGGACGTGGCCCAATTCTACATCGACGGGTACAACAGCGGCGACGTGGCGGGTGTCAGTTTGGTGGTTTACCAGCGGTTGGTGGACGGCAAGATCGGTTACTTGAGCCACCGGGGTCTGGAACTGAGGACGCCTGGGAACCTGGAAACGACGTTGGGTATTCAGAACGGGGCGAACCCGGTGGGCACTCCGGTTGAAAACGACAAGTTCATGGAGAACTATATCGTCACAATTGGCGGCAATGATTACTTCATTAGTGCGATCAACGGGAACAGTCCGTCCGGCAACACGACGATAACTTTGGCCGGTCCCGACAACTACTGGAAGACTATCGGGGCGGGCGGGACGAGTGTGACGTTTTCCGTCACCCACTTCTCGAAGCAGTCGATCACGATACCGGGCCAGCAGTTCGATTTGCCGCCTCACACGTTCAGGACTTACGACCGTCAGGGTCGAGAGGTCATCACCAGGACGGTGAACACTGATCCGCCGGTAAGCACCCCGATGATGGGGCGAGGGGCGAACATCACTGAGGTCGTGGAGCAGACGGAGGGCATTAGTTTTGAAATCGAATGGGCCGACGGCTCAAAGGAACAAGGAAACATATGAAAAAGAAACGGCGAGAAGTGCATACCCCGTGCAAGGTACACGGTCATGTCACGGCTGTGATCGAGTACCTGTCCGGGGATAAAACCGTCATAGAGTTTCCGAACACGATCCTTCGGACTGGACGGAATGCGTTGGCGGCAGCGCTGGCGAACGACGTAGGAGATTCATTCAACTTCTACGTCTCAAGGATGTTGTTCGGCGACGGCGGGACGGCGGGCGGGGCCACCAAGTTTGTGGACACGGCCCGCAACGGGTTGTTCGGCATTACTCGTGCGAACAAGCCAGTCATCGCCCAGGTCGATCCGAACATTCCATCTCAGGTGATCTTCACGTCTGTGGTCGCCTACACGGAAGCGAACGGGTACGCCCTGAACGAGATGGCGTTGCAGATGAACACGGGAGACTTGTACAGTATGGTCACGTTCCCCGACCTGACGAAGACGGACCAAATGCAAATCACCTGGAACTGGAGACTATCTTTCGTATGAAAAACTACTGGCTCGATAAGAAGAAAGTTACTTTGGCGAATTTTGAACGAGCGATCTTCAACTTCAAAACCGCCACGACCCTCCAACGGTCAAAATCCGAAGTCACTATTGAATTGCACAAGTGCTTCACCGTACTGGTGAAGGCCGTCATCGAGTACGGCAAGTTCGAGAACCTTGACAAAGACGACATGCTACAAGAAGGGTTGATGGTATGTTTCGATAAATTAAGTCGTTATGATGCAACCAAGAGCAAAGCGTTCAACTATTTTACAACGTGTGTTCTCGGACATTTCCGACAACTATATCGTGCATCCAGAAACTACAAAGAACTCAAGGAGAGGTATGAAGAATTTTTGGCTCGAAAGAAAGGCGAGTAACACCCCGCCGAACGCCATTGTGTTCAAAAGGAAGTACCGCTGGAACTTCGACACCGAAGAAGAAAAGGCCGAAAAAGAACGTATGCGTGAGTGGTCCAAACAAGAAGAGGGACAATGAAGAACTACTGGCTCGACAAGAAGGCAGCAAAAGTTGCCATGTGGGACTTTCAAACAGCTTTGGGCGAAAACCATGAACCCCTGTATGTGAGTCTGGAGGAATTGAAACTTGAGATTATAGCACGGAACCCACAAGTCCTGGGCATTCAAGTGCCGTCTCTGAGCGGTTCGTTGCAGTTCGACGACTCGCACGTCCTGCCGCCGTGGAATACTGAAACTTACAACTTCGCCGACTTGAGCGGCTGGGAATGTGATCTATGAAGAACTACTGGTTAGACAAGAAGGCTGCGAGGTCTGAGGCAATCGAGATTCCGGTTCCGCCGATGATTCCGATGATCGACATCGGGCCTATCAACATACCAGATTTGCAAGTCAACTTCCCACCGATCATTTTCGGGACGATTGACATCAGCGACTACCAAATCCCGACGGAGATCAAACTGGAGGGGTGTGGAATCCCGACAGAAATCCGCATGATGACCCCGGACTTCATTCCGGGCAGTTACATCCAGATGGATCAGATCATTCCGCCGACGGCCATCATGATTGATTGGGGAACGCCGCCGGTAATTGATTGTATCATCACGATTCATGGTCCGACGTGCTAAATAGATCAGTTCAACAGCGAGGAAGCTATGCCACAACTTGATCTATTGCCCGTACCGTTGTATAATCCCCTGCACCCATACCATTGGGAGTACGACAACCTGCCGTTGCAGAACCTCGCCCTGCGTGACGAGATCATCAACGGTCAGGTTGACTACAACACCGGCATCCTGAACGCCGCCGCTGGCACTCAGGGCACACTTTCCAACCGACTCGCACAATCCATCGACGTTGACGGCAACTTGAAGTTGAGTGCGGTCGATGAAGTGATGCACAACATAGCCGCCCACGTTGACGGGACGGCGACCCTATCTCCGACGGAGATTTCCGACCTAGCGACGTTGGGCTATGTCGTATCGAACCCGGTTCCGTATGTAAGGATGTTGGAAGCGGAACGGGATAAGCTGTCCCTGGTGGCTGACGAGGCCACCAAGATGACGATCCAGGTGGAGACGCCTTCTTCGACCGTCTTGTACATCCAGGGGCCGATTACTTTCAAGCACTCCAGCACCGTATCGTGGTCGGTGTCGGGGAACGACATCCAGGCCAATCTCGGTTTCCCGGTAGAAGCGGCACACCGCCACTACTACGACATGGAACCCGTAACGACTGACAACCAGAACTTTCAAACAACGTCGGTAAGCACGCCATTCATGGCGGGCACTTTGCGAGTATACATCAACGGCGTTCGGATCAGTGAATCCGCCAACGTCTATGTACCGGCTTCGGTGATCTCTTCCCCGTGGACGCTGAACTCTTTCACGGGCGACGAAACGACCGGCACGTTCGTGTTGGACAACGCCATCTCCTCCGATGACATCATTCGCATTGATTTCGACATTGCTTTGAACTAAGGCAATGAGGCACAAATTTGAGCAGTTTATTCGCACCAAAAGATTTGAAGTGTGGCTTTATCGTATTGTGTACTGAGAACAATCCAGATTTGCTTCGATACACTTTCAGATCAATTCAATGCAGGTACGGGACGCCGCCCATCATAGCGGTGGCCGACGATTCCGCCAAAGACCAAGAAATCACCGAAATGAAAACCATCTGCCCCACCTACAAAGGGCAGAAGACTTTCACTTCGTTGATTAACTTGGGGTTCGACAAAGCGGAAACGGATTGGAACTTCGTTCTGATAGCCGGGACCACCATGCGTGGCTCGCTCGACCTGAAGATGTCCTGTTTCGTCAACACCGAAAAAGACATCCTCTTCCCCATCTCCGAAGGCAAAACTAACTTCATCGAGGCCACCCTGAACGGCCTCCTCATCAACAAGAAGACATTCAAGGCCATCGGCGACATGCCCGAAGAAGAATCCCTGGAGATGTCGAAAGCGGAGTGGGCGATGAAGGCCATTGACTACGGTTGTAAGTTCAAGGCCATCATCGGAGCCAAACTCTGTTAGACCAGCCCGTAGGTGAACGCCCAGCGGTTGTTCTCGACGTGCTTCCCGGCGTCCACGTCATCCAGGTAGGACCACAACTCTTTCCAGCTTCCGAACATGAACTCGTGCGGGATGAACCCGTAGTACCAGAGCGGCACGAACTCCTTCCCCTGCGGGCAGACGAGTAGCGTCGGCTTCTTGGCGTTGTTGGAGTTGATGATTTCGTGGTGCGTCCCGGTCGTCGGGAGGCCGGACGGCAGGTAGGCGACCAGGAAATCGCCCCGGTCCACCATCGCAAGGTCTTTCCGCACGAAGGACTTGGCGATTTTCGCCATCGTCTCGAAGTCCCTTTCGGTCCTGGCCTGCTTCAGAACCGGAACCCACTGTTGTTTCGGGTCGGCGAACGGGTCGAACAACTCGATCCCGAACCTCTCCACCAGCACCTTTCGAGGCTCATCCCGCCAGTTGTGGTCCGGCTTGTCGTTTTCGATGGGGCCGGACAGATAACACCGCTTGTTCTTGAGCGGGTTCGTAAGGACGGGAACGATATTTTGCATGGCTTCCTCGTGAATCGAACTCTATTACCTGTGGACTCTACCACAAAAGGAGAAAGTATGTCAACAGAGATCAAACCCGAAACCTTCATGAACCAGTTGGACGAGGTATTGAAGGCGGAAGTTGCCCAGCGGCATAGTTACTTCCAACTGAAATACTTCGTAATCGGCAAGGAGCCGACGCATCAGGCGAGAATGTGGCAATGTCTGCGGGAACTCAAATCTCGCCGGGAAGCCCTTACTGCGCTCGATTTCGAGATCGAAGAGGCCAAGGATAACCTGGAACTCTCCAATATGCAAGTCACGGAATGGGAGAGCAAGAAGCCCGGAAGGTCCGTTACTGCCACCGACCAGGAGAACAACTTCGACCAGCGGCGGTACGAGATCAATATGCGCAAGCTGGGTCGGCAGGTTGCGGCGGGCACGGCGAACCTTGCCCAACTGGAAGAGCGCAAGGTCTGGCTGCTCCAGGAGGCTACGTTCTTCTTGGAGTCTTACAAGAATCTGGAGAAGGTCGCCCCGCTGAAGCATTTCGACGATATTGACGCCCAGAAAGAGTATTGGGGAGAAAAGCTGGGGCAGAAAATAAACCTCAAGATGTTGCTCCAGAACCCCCTAGATATGGAACTAATCGAAACCGTCATTGCCCTCCCGGACGATATTCCCGTCAAGAAACAAATGGTCGGTCGGTTGAACTCGGTGCAGAACCAGTTGCTCCAGCTTAAAGAGGAATATCGTAAGAAACTCGGAGCGGCATAAGGGGGACTATGGCGACACAAAAAGTATCTACGCTGGACCTGGGATACCAGACCGGACAACTATCCCTGTTTCCTCTGGCGATAGACACGAAGGCCCAGCTATATCAGGCGACTAATAACGCCGAAACACAACTCAAGCAAACGCTTACGTTCAACGGGAAGTACATCGTCGTCGAAAACAACGACGCCTTCCCGTCGAGCGGGTTGTTGCGTATTGGCCCGCCAGCCGGTCAGTCGGGCAATTCCGAACTGGTGTATTACGACCAGAAAGTCCAGGGCGTATTCCGCAACCTGATCCGTGGCTTCGCCGGTTCCCGGCAGGGGCAATGGACGGCTGGTAGCGCCGTGGTGAACTCGGTAATGGCCGAACACCACAACGCCATCAAAGACGCCGTGATCCAGATCGAGGCCGACCTGGGCACGGAGGATAATCCCGACCCGCTCAGTCTGAACGGAATTCTGAAGGACCAGGAACTTCGGTTCCTGTCGCCGAAGCCGTTGTTCCGGGCGTTCCCGATTATCGGCCCGGCCCCGCTGCGTGTCCGGTTCCAAAACTTCAGCACCGGGCCACTGGTGCGGTTCTTGTGGGACTTTGGCGACGGCAGCACGTCGGTCGAGAAGTCGCCCATCCACACCTACTTGGCGGATGGAAAATACACGGTGAAGTTGAACATCATTACTTCGCTGGGCGGTCAGGGAATTCAGAGCAAGAGCAACTACATCACCGTAGACGACCAGGAGCGAATCCCGTTCTTCTACGTCACGCCCAAGTCGGGACTGTCGAAAGAAACAGCCGACCGTCTGGGCGTGGAACCGACGACGTTCAGTTTCGTGGACCAGACGGACGGAGATATTTTCCAGCGGTATTGGATTTTCGACGGGTCAGGAACCAGTGACGGTGTGCCGGTCGGCAACCAGAGTTTGCCGGTCCACGATGGCAACATCCACACCGCAAACTACGTCTACGACAAACCGGGATCGCCGTCCCCGACGCTGTTGGTTCTGTACGCCAACCAAAGCCTCAAGCGGGCCTTTTTGAAAGACATCATCACGGTGGAGTAATGACTATACCAAACGGAAGCAACTACCCGACGGCCATCGACACGGACGACAACTTGTTTCTCGTTCACGACGACATGCGGGTGGTGCTGGCTGAAGACTACAACCCAGGCGACACGTCGATAACCGTGACGGGCAACTCGGAAACAATGCTCCGGTTCCCGCCCACCGGCATCATCACGCTCACCGAGCAGTGCAGCGATGCCAACCTGCGGGCGATTTCGTTCTACTACGGGGCGACGGACAACGCATCCACCTTCAGCCAACTGGAGTTGCTGGACGGGTTCGTCGATAACGTCAAGCCGAAAACCATCACCAACGTAACCCAGAACGTATTCGAGAAACACCACAACGCCATCAAGGACGCTGTGAAGGCGATCCAGGGGTTCGCCGGTAAAGAGGGCGAAGTCGCCGACCGACCACTCGAAGGGTCGATGGAAGCCCGGATCAACTACCTGCGAAACTTGGTTCTGATCCCGAAGGCTTGGTTTTCGATTGACAAGAACATCGGACTCGTGCCGCTGGACATTGAATTCACCAACCAATCCTTCCGACTCGGAACCGACGGAACTTCCCACGGCATTACTTTGATCTGGGACTTCGGGGACGAACAAGGGCCGTCGCAAATCACCGTGGAACAGACCACTGTGGGGTTGCCGTGCCCGTCCACGGACGTTACTCCCGTCACGACCATCAACCACGTCTACACTAGACCGGGTATTTTCGACGTGACGCTGACGGTGAAGAACGACTTCGGTTCCGACACCGTTGTGTTCCCCGGCCTCATCAACGCCCGGATCGTCGCCCCGGACGACGCCACAATCAACTTCATCCCCCGGTCGGGACAAATCTTCACGCCGGGAACTCCGACGGGCGGGCCGTACACCACGCCGCCGTCGTTGCGCACGCCCATCAACTCGCTGATCGACATTGAGGTTCCCCAAGGGCTGAACCCCAACACCGGGAAGTCGTATGCCGGGGAACTGCTGGACGGGGCTGACAACCCGATTGACCCTGTTATCTCGTACACATGGTCTTTGGCCGACGACCTACAGCACAACAACTCAGCCCTGACCAGGGCTTCCTACAGCGTGGGCGGGGTGTACGATTTGGTCCTGCGGGTGGACACCAATTTCGGTGCTTATCGCATCACCAAGTACCCGGCCACCCTGGATGTGGTCGAAAAGTCTAACCTTTGGCTCTGGAACTTCAGCGACAGTCAGGAGGTTGCAAGCTACGAATTCGGACTCTCCTCTGAGACGTTCAAAGCACAATCTACGAACCCGTTGACGGTAAATTACGACGATTCCTTCCTGTCAGGGGCCGTCAACGAGACTCAGCAGAAGCGGGAGTTCCAAAGAAACAATGGTTTCGTGGCCCGTGGAGCCATTCAATCGGGCGTCGGCGGCACTGGTTTGTTGTATTGGGCCAGCGGGCGTGGGCCTTTAGACAGTCCGGCTACAGAAACTATTGAATTCGCTGAGTTCAACGGCTTCAACAACACCTATACGGCCCGTCCAGCCATCTCCAGACCGTGGAATTGGGTGTCTTTGGGGTCGCCGACCAAGCTGTATTTCATCCTGGGCGGGCTGAACAGCAGCCCGGCAGCCAACACGTCGCCGACAAACCAGCAAAAAGACACGCTGACTTTGGCGAGTTTGACCGTGGCTTCGACGACTTTGGCGAACTCGAACTACAAAAACGGGGCCGACGAGCTAAAGGAGAACGAAGTCACCTACGACGGGGGCGGCGTTTCCCAGCAAGGCAACATGAGCGTCTACCGTTCGTGTTGGAAGGACGACTCCGGGTTCTTCTTGAGGAACCAAGGCGTCGGCACGTTCTTCCGCATCAGGAGTTTCTACAAGACCAGCGGGAACTCGACCGAGAGTTTCCAGGACATCCGCAAACTGCCCGACATGGGTGGTCCGGCGAAGTACGCCGGGCAACTCGTGCCGCTCAGTCAGGGGGTGTTCTTCTTCAACAACAGCGGGGCCGTATCCGCCTACAACCCGACGACCGGCATTTGGGGTGCGTCGTCGGCGACCAACACTTCGGCCTTCAGGTCGTTCCAGGACACCAGTATTATCGGGTTCGATGATCCGACAAATACCATGCTTGCTGCTTCTGATGGAGAACAAGTAGCCTACATAAGTTACGACTACAGCCCTAAGTCATTCATCAAGTTCAACGCTGCCGACACGACGTTTACGAGCGTGGTGGCACGACCGACCGGGGTGCAGTGGCAAATGGCAATCTTTTGATCGGCACAAAGGCTAAATAGGTCATATGGCAAGTGGTTTCCCTCCAGTCCCGGTTTACCCAAAAGGGTACGACACTGACAGAACTCTGTATCTCGTGTACAACACGTCGGAGACTGTTACGACGGCTGATTCTGCGCCTTGGTCCGAAGAAATCAACATCAAGCCGGTCCACCGGACAGCCGCCGAGGTC